TAGTTTGCTTAAAGACGGTGGAGTAAAATCCAAAATCATTAAGAAGTATCTACCGCTGATAAATCAGCAAGTTAACCGTTATCTTCAGATGATGGATTTCTATATTAACTTCACACTTGATGAGGAGTTTAACGAAACCGTCCAGTCACCTATTCACGAAGATTTCTCATATGCTTCTTTTAGTGAAGGTGAAAAAATGAGAATCGACCTTGCACTACTCTTTACTTGGAGAGAAGTTGCAAGGATGAAGAATTCAGTTAGCACAAATCTATTAATTATGGATGAAGTGTTTGATAGTTCACTCGATGGATTTGGTACAGAAGAGTTCCTTAAGATTATTCGTTATGTGATTAAGGATGCAAATATTTTTGTCATTTCGCATAAGACGGGACTAGAGGACAGATTTGAAAGTGTCATAAGGTTTGAGAAAGTCAAAGGTTTTTCGCGTATGGTAGCCTAAACCACCTAAGAACAATGCAAGTCCCAAACTGGAAACATCATTCCAAGAAAGAACAGAAACGAAAACTTAAACCACAAGCACTTCGACAAGCAAAAGCACGACTCGCCCAGTTCAAAAAGCGTCACATGGGTCGCCCAAAAGGCGACCTTTCGTTTTATGATGGTCTCATACGAAACGAAACCGATGGCAGTCTCCTACGAAATTAAGTCCCAACTTGCTAAACTGCTTGCTACTGAAGATCTTGTGGTGGAGCACAAGAAAGTATCTACTGCCTGCTTTAACGTTCATACTCGTGTTCTGACACTTCCTTTGTGGGAAAAGGCAAGTGGACTTGTGTATGATCTTTTGGTGGGTCATGAGGTAGGACACGCACTTTTTACCCCAGATGAGGATTGGACTGAGACTGCAAAGGTTCCTCAGCAGTTTGTGAATGTGGTTGAGGATGCTCGCATTGAGAAACTGATGAAGCGCAAGTATGCTGGTCTTGCCAAGACTTTCTTCAATGGTTACAAAGAACTGAACGAAGAAGATTTCTTCCAACTTGGAGATGAGGATATTTCTACTTTCAATCTTGCAGATCGTGCTAATCTTTACTTTAAGATTGGTAATTTCATTACACTTGATTTCAAACCCGAAGAGCAAGAAATTATTAATCTGATTAGTGCTTGTGAAAGTTTTGCAGATTCACTGATTGCTGCTGAAGAACTCTATAAGTATTGTAAAAAAGAAAAAGAACAACAGCAGAAAGTTTCTGATTTTGATTCTCATGAGATGAAAGGAAACTCCCAATCTCCCCAAGGAGAATCTGTAGAAACCAATGACTCTTCTTCGGAAAAAGAAGGTGAGGGCAATAACTCTTCAGATAATGAATCTTATGGTGGAACGGCTAAAGGTGATGAAACTCCAGTAAATTCTTCTGAGATTCAGGATGAACCTGAAGTTCGTACTGCAGAATCTCTTGAAGATAAGATTCGTGATCTTGTTGATAATAATTCTTATGAAAATGTTTATATTGAAGTTCCTCAAGTAAATCTTGATACCATCATTGGCAAGAACTCTGAGGTTCATAAAGATATTGATGATTCATTTTCTCATCAACAAAAAATTCACAACGATCACGCAAAGGATAAAGGGTATCAACCAGTAAACCTTTACAAAGAATCTGATATTGACTTTAAGAAGTTCAAGTCTTCCGCTCAAAAGGAAGTAAACTATCTTGTGAAAGAGTTTGAGTGTCGTAAGGCAGCAGATCAGTATGCTCGTGCTTCAACTGCTCGTACAGGTATTCTTGATACTTCGCGTCTTCATACTTACAAATACAATGAGGATCTCTTTAAGAAAGTCTCTGTCATTCCTGATGGAAAGAATCACGGTCTGGTGTTTGTACTGGACTGGAGTGGTTCTATGTGTGATGTAATGCTTGATACTTGCAAGCAACTTTTCAATCTTGTTTGGTTCTGTAAGAAAGTATCTATTCCTTTTGAAGTTTATGCCTTCACGAATGAATGGCGGCGAGGTGAGTATGATTATGAGAATGATCGTTATCTAGCTGCTGACCGCACTCCTCATTATCAAAAGAAAGATGGTCTCCTTGTTGTAGACGAAACCTTTGCTATGATGAATATTCTCACCAGTAAAGTTTCTGGTAGTGTTCTCGAACATCAAATGCTTAACATTTGGCGTCTTGCTTATTGTTTTGGTAGGACTTATAGTTCTCCTTATACTTACTCCAATCGTCTTGGACTTTCTGGAACTCCTTTGAATGAAGCACTTATTACTCTTCATCAAATCCTTCCTAAGTTTCAAAAAGAAAACAAACTTCAAAAAGTTCAGTGTATTGTTCTTACTGATGGTGAAGCAAATCAACTCGTTCATCATAAAGAAGTCAAACGTCAGTGGGAAAAGAAACCATTTATTGGAACTGGATATATCAATCCTATGAGCACATTTCTTCGTGATCGTAAACTTGGAACTACCTATCAAATTGGATATGGTTATCATGAGTTCACTGATGTTCTCCTCAGGAACCTGAAGGATAAGTTCTCTTCTATGAACTTTATCGGTATTCGTGTTCTTGAAAGTCGCAACTTCAGTCGGTTTGTTCAAATGTATCATTCTCAACTCGACAAACAGTATGAAAAAATTCAAAGCGATTGGAAAAAGGTGAAGAGTTTTACTATCACAAAGTCTGGTTATGATGCATATTTTGGAATGTCTGCAACTGCACTTTCACAGGATACGGAGTTTGAAGTTTCTGAATGTGCAACCAAGTCTCAAATCAAATCTGCTTTTGTAAAGTCTCTTAAAACCAAAAAACTAAATAAAAAAGTATTAGGAGAATTTATTTCTTTAGTAGCATGAAGACATTCCAAGAATTTATTGTAGAGTGTTACTCTATTCAAGAAACTTCTCTGAATAGAGTTCGCTCAAAATCGGAAAAAGGTGGTATGGCAATTATGTCTGCCCAAAGAGGAGATAAAACTAAGAAAGAGAATAAAGCACGTTCAAAACAACTAGAGAAAGATGTTAGAGGTGCTGGTCTTCCAGGACCCACTAAAGTATCTGGTAGATATACTGAAAATCCGGGAACTCCTCAAGAGAAGAAAGTTGGTGAGAAATCGCATGTAGTTTCTTCTGGAAAAAAAGGGAAAAGGGCATTTAAAAAAGCAATTACTAAACTTGGTAAAAAGTACAATCAGGACTCTGTGCTGATTCAAAAGAAACCAAAAGGATCTGCACAATTAGTAGGAACCAATAAATCTTGGCCTGGAGAAGGTAAGCGTGTTAAAGTTGGTAAAATGAAACCTGGTAGAACAGGGGAATTTGATACAAAAGTTAAGAACAAAACATTTACTTATGAAGACTAAATTTCCATTTGACCACGTAGTAAAATACGATACAAAAGAAGTATGGATTAAGTGTAATAGCAGCATAACTGCTATGGGTATCCCTGCTTTAGTTAATAAGTATTACCCAGGGTACACTGGCCATATTGCAAGTGAAGAGTATTTGAGAGAACTCAAGAACCAGTTGGCGAACTGACCATAGGGGTCCCAGGAGGACCCCTTTTTGGTCTATAATGACTATGTTGAAACGAAACAAACGAATGGCACTCTCCTCCGACTACATCCGCACTTCCCTCCAGAACCTGTATGGGAATATCATCACAGGTGCTGATATTCGTGCCTGGTGTACTCTGAATGATGCTAACTATCAAACTGTTACTAAGAAATTGGACCAATTTAAAGTCGGTCGTGGCAAATGGAATCTTGAAGTCACTCAACAAAAGGTAGAAGAAATCGAACGTACTTATCAAGCACCCTCTGTGGTTCCCCCTATCGAACAAAATCTCATTCCCGATAAAGATGATACCTTCGTCAAGTTTGGTAACTTTGCTGATGTTAAAAAGATTATTCAGTCCCGTCTTTTCTATCCTACGTTTATTACGGGTCTTTCGGGTAATGGTAAAACGTTCTCAGTGGAGCAAGCTTGCGCTCAACTGAAACGTGAAATGATTCGTGTTAACATCACCATTGAAACCGATGAGGATGATTTGATTGGTGGTTTCCGTCTTGTGAATGGTGATACCGTTTGGCACAATGGTCCTGTGATTGAAGCACTTGAACGTGGTGCTGTTCTGTTGCTTGATGAGATTGACCTTGCTTCCAACAAGATTCTGTGTCTCCAGTCTATTCTTGAAGGAAAGGGTGTCTTCCTGAAAAAGATTGGTCGTTGGGTAAAACCTGCTGCTGGATTCAACGTGATTGCCACCGCAAACACGAAAGGTAAGGGTTCTGATGATGGCCGCTTCATCGGCACCAACGTCCTTAACGAGGCGTTCCTGGAACGCTTCCCAGTGACCTTTGAGCAGTCTTATCCTGCCCCTGCAACCGAGCAGAAGATCCTTGAAGGCATCGCTCTGGACCTTGGCGTGGAGGATCGCGACTTCTGTAAGCGCCTGGTAGACTGGGCGGACATCATCCGCAAGACCTTCTATGATGGTGGCATTGAGGAAATCATCAGCACCCGACGCCTGGTCCACATCATCCGTGCCTACAGCATCTTCCAAGATAAGGCAAAGGCAATCCAAGTGTGTGTGAACCGTTTTGATGACGAAACTAAGCAAGCATTCTTGGAGCTCTATGATAAAGTGGATGCTGACTTTAAGATGCCAACTGAAAAGGTAGATATCAATCCTGGAATTGACTCTCCTCATCCTTTCTGATAGAATATGGGGAGATAAAACTATCTCCTCTTTTTATTATGGACGAGAATCCTTATAATGAGTTTACTTTTTCTCTAAACTCTAATGACACTATTGACATTAAAAAAACACCTGTGAGTATGAACAAACCAACTAATCATCTTTGGAAATATAATGAAGATAAAATTCTCAAAGATGTTGAAGACTATGTGACTAGCACTTATGGTAGTCATTACTGTGGCCACAACCATGAGTATCAAGATATTCAAACTATTGACTTGATGGCAGCAAAAGACCTTGCCCCGGGTTTCTGTCAGGCAAACATTCTGAAGTATGGAAGTCGCTATGGCGATAAAGATGGTCGCAATAAGCGTGACTTGATGAAAGTGATTCATTATGCTATGCTCTTGCTTCATTTTGATGGTCACTATACTCGCAAAGATAACGGTCTTACTGAATTTCGCTGATTATTATGAAACTCTCTGATAAAACTCTGACTCTACTGAAGAACTTTTCTTCTATTAACCAGTCTATCCTGTTTAAGGAAGGAAGCAGTCTTCGCACTATTTCTGTAATGAAGAACATTCTTGCAGAGGCGACAATTGAAGAAGAACTACCGAAAGACTTTGGTATCTATGATCTGAATCAGTTCCTGAATGGTCTTAACCTCCATCAGAATGCTGAGCTGGATTTTCAGAACGATGGTTATGTGGTTATCAAAGAAGGTAAGTCTCGTTCCAAGTATTTCTTTGCGGATCCTAATGTAATCATTACTCCTCCTGAAAAAGATATTGTTCTACCGAGTGAAGATGTTTGTTTCCTTCTTGATACCAAAGAACTTGATAAACTGCTTAAAGCTGCTGCTGTTTATCAACTTCCTGACCTGTCTGTGGTTGGTGAAGCAGGTGTGGTGAAATTGGTTGTTCGTGATAAGAAGAATGATACTTCTAATGACTTCTCGGTGATTGTTGGTGAGACTGATGAAACTTTCTCTTTCAACTTTAAAGTAGAAAATATCAAGATCCTCCCTGGTTCTTATGAAGTAGTTATTTCCCGTAAACTTTTGTCACGATTCAAGAATACTGGGTTTGATGTGACTTATCATATTGCTCTGGAGCCTGATTCTACATTTGGTTGATGAACATCTTTGTTACTTCTCCCTGGCCTGCTGAAAGTGCCGTTTGCCTTCCCGACAAGCACATTGTCAAGATGCCCCTAGAGTGCTGTCAGATGCTCTCTATCGTCGCTTCTGAGAAGTGGGGGTATGGGTACGGCACTCTCCCTAAGGCAGATGGAACCCCTTACAAGACCGAGAAAGGAGCATTCCGCAATCATCCCTGTACCAAGTGGGCTATGGAAAGTATCCATAATGCCTACTGGTTAATCAAGTGGGGATTGAACTTGTCTGATGAATACTGCCTGCGGTATAATAAAACTCACTCCTGTTATAAGACCCTTGTGGATGCATACTATTTGTTTCCCAAGGGCAAGATTACGGAAGTGACACCATTTGCTCGTGCTATGCCTGAGGAATGGAAATATGACGACACTATTGATACATTTGAAGCATACAAGAAATATATCGCATCCAAACCTTGGGTTGCTGAAAACTATCTACGTATGCCCGAAAGAAAACCTGATTGGATTTGATTATGGCAAGTGAATTTCTTCTTACTGAAAAATACCGTCCTCAAGTAATTGATGATTGTATTCTTCCTGATGATACTAAAAAAACATTTAAAGAGTTTGTGGCAAAAGGTGAGATCCCTAATCTTCTTCTTGCGGGTCCTCCTGGTATTGGTAAAACCACAATCGCAAAAGCATTATGTAATGAATTGGGGGCAGATTATTATGTCATCAACGGATCCGACGAAGGACGTTTCTTGGATACTGTACGGAACCAAGCGAAGAACTTCGCTTCGACCGTCTCACTTACGGGATCTTCTAAACACAAAGTCGTCATCATCGATGAGGCTGATAACACAGGAAACGACGTACAACTCCTACTACGGGCGAATATTGAGGCATTTTATAACAACTGCCGATTCATCTTCACCTGTAACTACAAGAACAAGATTATTGAACCTCTTCACTCCCGATGTGCTGTCATCGACTTCACAATCAAAGGGAAGCAAAGAGTTCAACTTGCAGGAAGTTTCTTCCAACGACTCCAAACGATCTTGGATGCGGAAAAGATTGAGTACGATCAAAAAGTCGTTGCTGAACTTGTTACAAAACACTTCCCAGATTTTCGTAGGGTCCTCAACGAATGCCAAAGGTATTCTACAGGGGGAAAAATCGACTCGGGCATTCTTGCATCTTTCTCTGACATCTCTGTAAATGAACTTATTAAAAATCTCAAGGATAAAAACTTTACTGAAGTCCGAAAGTGGGTGGTCTCCAACCTGGATAACGATGCTAATAGTTTACTTCGCAGGGTTTATGACTCCGCTTTTGATTGCCTTACACCCCAATCTATTCCTGCTGCCGTTCTTATTATTGCTAAGTATCAATACCAATGTGCGTTCGTGGCTGACCAAGAAGTAAATCTTCTTGCCGCTCTTACTGAACTTATGTGCGAGTGTGAATTCAAATGATTATTTCGGAACAAGACGCTCAGTGGGCTGCAGATGAGTTTATTAATTATTTCTCTCAAATGGGAAATATTGAGGATTACTTGCGTTTTGTGAAGAAAGAAGTAATCAAGAGTTCTAATACACTCGCTCCACTTCATGATGAGTTCTTCAATGAAGATATTCATCCTGAAGATATGGAGTTTGATATCAAGTTTGTTGGCGATCGTTTTCAGCAAGCATTACCTCAAGAACATTACAACACTCTTCTGAAAGTTGTATCCTCTCATAATAATGAGTCAAATATTCCAGGTAGAGAATTGAGGTGGATGATATATGAAAAGAATACTGGTAAGGTAGTTGGGTTTATCCGTTTTGGTTCTCCGACTATTAATTCAAAACCAAGAAATGAATGGTTGGGTAAAACTCCCGACCTTTCTATTTTTAATCGTCATGCAGCTATGGGTTTTGTAATTGTTCCATCTCAACCATTTGGGTACAATTATCTTGGCGGAAAACTTCTTGCCCTACTTTGCTGTTCTCATTATGCAAGAGAAACACTAAACAAAGTGTTTGAAAAAGATATTGCTCTTTTTGAAACAACTTCTCTGTATGGTTCAACTACCGATTCATCTCAGTATGATGGTCTAAAACCATTCATGCGATATAAAGGTTTGACCGAAAGTAAGTTTTTACCTCTTCTTCATGACGATGTGTTTCATAAATTGCACGATAGATTTACATACCTCAACAATAATACTCCATTGACTGACAATAAGGCTTCATCTAAAAAGATGAAGCGTCAGACAAAGATGATTTCTATTATTCGAAATTCTCTTCAAGATAAAGAAAAACTTGGTGAGTTTAATCGTGTTATTGATGTCGCATTTAATCTTACTCAGAAGAAAAGATTTTATATTTCCGATTATGGGTATTCAAATGTTCGTGAAGTGATACTTGGGGAACAAACTGAACTTCTTCGTGGTCCAAATTGGGACAAGTTTTATCTTGAAAACATCATTACATGGTGGAAGAAGAAAGCGGCAAAGAGGTATGAAAAACTAAAAGAAGAAAATAGGTTCCGAACAAAAGTTGAACTTTGGACCGATGATGACGATATTCAGATTATACGATGACTTACGAACTTAAAGATTGGTTGAATTCTATCAACTTCACAAAAGAAGATTTGATGAAAGATGATGAGACAAGCATAAAAGAATATGCACCTTACATTATCAATAAATGTTTATCGGGTCAGATTGACACGATTCTTTTTGCTAATGAAATGAATATGAATCACCATCTCGATAAACGTATGCAATATTCATTTTATCTAAATAGTTTGAGGAAAAAGAAGAGATTTTCTCCCTGGCTCCGAAAGGATAAGGTTACAGACTTAGAATGTATAAAACAATACTATGGTTATAGTAATGAAAAAGCATCCCAAGCACTGAAAATCCTGACAAAAGAACAACTAACTTTCATCAAAAAACGACTTGATATTGGAGGAAAAAAATGACTACTACGGTAGAACCTACTGTTGAATGGTCTCAAGACCAAATGGTAGAAGTAATTCTTAATGAACCTGACGACTTCCTTAAAGTTCGTGAAACCCTGACCCGTATCGGAGTTGCTTCACGTAAGGAGAAAAAACTCTATCAATCTTGCCATATTCTACATAAGCAAGGTAGATATTTCATCGTTCACTTTAAAGAATTGTTTGCTCTTGATGGTAAACATGCAAATCTTACAGTAAATGACGTTCAGAGACGCAATCGTATTGTTCGTCTTTTAACTGATTGGGGTCTAATTACTGTTGTTAATCCAGACTCTGTACTTGATATTGCACCACTAAATCAAATTAAAGTTCTTGCATATAAGGACAAAGGAGATTGGATTCTGGAGCAAAAGTATAACATTGGTAAGAAAGGAAAAGCAGTAGAAACCGAATAAATAAGTATGAGACCTTTCGTGCGGTCTCTACAAAAGTCGGAACACCCTAAAAAGAGGTTCGGTTTTACCGATACCTCTTTTTTTCGTTTCTTGTATAATTAATAATGGATGCCGAAAGGGTCCACACAACACAAACTCGCTTTTAAAGGAGCTACCATAATGACTAACCTTGCAACTTCTAGGTTTACATCTGCGGATATTCCTTCCTTAATGGAAAAAATTACCCGCAATAGCATTGGAATGGATGAATACTTTGATCGATTGTTTCATCTTCATGAAACTACCTCAAACTATCCACCATACAATCTCGTTCAAGTTAGTAACGTAGAATCGCGTCTTGAACTTGCTCTTGCTGGATTTAAGAAGAAAGAAGTCTATGTTTATACTCAAGATGGAAAACTTTTCATTGAGGGACAAAAGGAAGATAAAGAATCTGATACCAACTACGTCCATAAGGGATTGGCTCAACGATCTTTCAAAAGAGCGTGGACGCTTGCAGACGATACAGAAGTAGAAGATGTATCCTTTGAAGATGGACTCCTCTCTGTCAACTTGAAAAAGATTGTTCCCGAGCATCATAAAAGAAAGGATTATCTATAAATATAATTGAATATCGTCGGCGCGAGGAGCACCTGGCAAAATCCAGGTTGACTCCTCCTTTTTTTATTGGTAGAATGGTGGAAACCTGGATTGTAAGATGGAAAAACCCACGGTAAAAATCATTGCACTATTGAATAATTTAATTTTAATTTCTCAGATTGAAGAAGTTGGTGCTGATATTGGAGAACCTGATTGTAAGTTAGTAAGTCCATTTGTTGTGAGAAGCGATCAAACTCTAGAACCTTTTCTTTGTGGATATACTAGACAAAATTCATTTATGATTAGTTCTGATAAAATTATTACGCTCGCTGATCCAACACCCACTCTACTTGAAAAATACGAGGACTTGATTAAAGAATGAGATTTTACACTAATGTTCAGCTAATTGGAAATCAATTTTTGGTTCGTGGAGTAGATAATGGTAAAAGATTTGAGACAAGAGATGAGTTCTTCCCAACTCTCTTTGTAAAAACTAAAAAAGATTCTAAGTATAGAACATTAAGTGGAGAAGCAGTAGAACCAATTAATCCTGGAACAGTAAAAGATTGTCGAGAGTTCTACAAAAAGTATGATGAAATTGATGGATTTGAGATCTATGGAAATGATCGATATATCTATCAATATATTTCAGAAAAATATCCAGAGGATGAAATCAAGTTTGACATTAGTAAAATTAAACTTGTAACTTTGGATATTGAGGTTGCTTCTGAAGCAGGATTCCCTGATGTAGAATCTTGTTCTGAAGAAATTCTTGCAATCACCATCCAAGACTATACAACTAAGAAAATTGTTACTTGGGGTGTTAAACCATTTAATAATAAACAGAGTAATGTTACGTATCACTGCTGCCCCAGTGAATATGAACTTCTCAATCATTTCATCAATTATTGGATGGTTGATGTTCCTGATGTTGTCACTGGTTGGAATATCCAACTATATGATATTCCTTATATCTGCAAGCGTCTGAATAGAGTTCTTGGTGAGAAACTGATGAAGCGGTTTTCTAACTGGGGACTTGTGACGGAGGGTGAAATCTTCATCAATGGACGTAAGCACACTACATTTGATGTTGGTGGAATGACTCAACTTGACTATCTTGATCTTTATAAAAAGTTTACTTATAAAGCCCAAGAATCTTATCGTCTTGACTATATTGCTGAGGTTGAACTGGGTCAGAAAAAACTGGACCACTCTGAGTTTGATACCTTTAAAGATTTCTATACAAAGGGATGGCAAAAGTTTATTGAGTATAACATCGTTGACGTGGAACTTGTTGACCGATTGGAAGACAAGATGAAACTCATTGAGTTAGCACTCACTATGGCTTATGATGCTAAGGTAAACTATGCTGACGTTTTCTATCAAGTGAGGATGTGGGATAATATTATCTACAATTATCTTAAGAAACGTAACATCGTTATCCCCCCAAGGAATAAATCCCAGAAGAACGAAAAATATGCGGGGGCATATGTCAAGGAACCAATTCCGGGAAAGTATGATTGGGTTGTCTCTTTTGACCTTAATTCTCTGTATCCTCATCTTATTATGCAATACAATATTTCTCCAGAAACACTCTTGGAGGAAAAACATCCAACAGCGTCTGTTGATAGAATACTTAAAAGTGAAATAAACTTTGAACTCTATAAAGATTATGCTGTTTGTGCGAATGGTGCAATGTTCCGCAAAGATGTTCGTGGATTTCTTCCTGAACTGATGGAGAAGATGTATCAGGATCGTGTAATCTTCAAAAAGAAGATGATTGAGGCAAAGAAGCAGTATGAGAAAACTAAGAATAAAGAACTTGTAAAAGAGATTGCTCGTTGCAATAACATTCAGATGGCAAAGAAAATTTCTCTTAACTCTGCTTATGGTGCGATTGGTAATCAATACTTTCGTTACTATAAACTTGAAAACGCAGAAGCCATTACTCTTAGCGGACAGGTATCAATCCGTTGGATTGAAGGTAAGATGAATACATACCTCAATAAAGTTCTGAAAACTGATGGAGTTGATTATGTTATTGCTTCAGATACTGATTCCATTTATCTTAATATGGGTCCTCTGGTTGAAACTGTATACAAAGGAAGAGAGAAAACTACTGAAGGCATTGTCTCGTTCCTTGATAAGGTCGCTTCGATGGAACTTGAAAAGTATATTGAAAGTTCTTACCAAGAATTGGCGACCTATGTGAATGCATACGATCAGAAAATGCAGATGAAACGGGAGAATATTGCTGACCGTGGAATCTGGACTGCCAAAAAACGTTATATTCTTAACGTGTGGGATAGTGAAGGAGTTCGTTATGAAGAACCTAAACTCAAGATGATGGGTATTGAGGCTGTAAAATCTTCTACTCCTGCTCCTTGTCGTAAAATGATTAAGGACGCACTAAAACTTATGATGAGTGGAACTGAAGATGAAGTGATTGAGTTTATTGAGAATGCTCGCAAAGAGTTTAAAAAACTTCCTCCAGAACAAATTTCATTTCCTCGTTCGGCATCTGACGTTCAAAAGTATTCATCTTCTTCAAACATTTATGCCCCCAAAACTCCTATTCATGTTCGTGGAGCACTTCTTTTCAATCATTATATCAAACAGAATAAATTGACAAATAAGTATTCTCTAATTCAGAATGGAGAAAAGATTAAATTTATTTACTTGAAGAAACCTAATAGTATTCACGAAAATATCATTTCCTTTATTCAAGAATTCCCAAAGGAACTTAACCTTGACAGATACATAGATTATGAACTACAATTTGAGAAAGCATTTCTAGAACCACTCAAGATTATTCTTGATGCGATTGGGTGGAGTGTGGAAAAAACAGTAAACCTTGATTCATTTTTCTCTTGATGGACTTCCTTAAAGATATTGTAAAAGAAATTGGTGGAGAGTATACACAACTTGCCTCAGACATTGATGAAACTGAAAAGTATGTTGACACTGGTTCGTACATTTTTAATGCACTGGTTTCAGGTAGCATATTTGGCGGCGTATCTGGCAATAAGATTACTGCTATTGCTGGAGAGTCTAGTACTGGAAAAACTTTCTTCAGCCTCGCCGTTGTTAAGAATTTTCTTGATTCCAATCCCGATGGTTATTGTCTCTACTTTGATACTGAGGCTGCTATTACTAAATCCCTTGTAGAATCCCGTGGAATTGATACTTCTCGTCTTGTGGTTGTCAATGTTGTTACTATTGAAGAGTTTCGTAGTAAAGCACTCAAAGCGGTAGATCTTTATCTAAAAAAACCTGAGGAAGAACGCAAACCTTGTATGTTTGTGCTAGACTCTTTAGGTATGCTTTCGACAGAGAAAGAAATTACTGATGCACTGAATGACAAGCAGGTTCGTGATATGACTAAATCACAACTTGTTAAAGGTGCATTTCGAATGTTAACTCTTAAATTAGGTCAAGCAAATGTTCCACTCCTTGTCACGAATCATACATACGATGTCATCGGAGCTTACGTACCAACAAAAGAAATGGGGGGAGGTTCTGGACTCAAATACGCAGCAAGTACGATCATTTATCTCAGCAAGAAAAAAGAGAAAGATGGAACAGAAGTGGTCGGAAATATTATCAAGGCTAAGACTGCTAAATCGCGTTTGAGTAAGGAGAATAAAGATGTTGAAATCCGTCTGTATTATGATGAGCGCGGTCTTGATCGTTACTACGGTCTTTTGGAACTTGGTGAGATTGGTGGACTCTGGAAGAATGTAGCGGGACGCTATGAGATTGATGGTAAAAAGATTTATGCTAAGCAGATTCTCAAAGAACCTGAAGTATATTTCACTGAAGAAGTAATGCAACAACTGGACGAAATCGCACGCAAGGAATTTAGTTATGGAGAAAGTTGAGTTTCTAATCCTTAGAAACCTTTTGCACAATGAAGAATATATTCGAAAAGTAATACCCTTTATTAAATCTGAATATTTTGAAGATCAAAACCAAAAGATTGTATTTGAAGAAATACTTTCTTTCGTTCAAGAATATAATCAACCGGCAACAAAAGAAGTTCTTTGTATTGAGATTGAAAAAAGAACTGATATTAACGAACAATCTTTTAAAGAAATCATTCATCTGATTTCTTGTCTAGAAGACGTGCCTGCAGAATTTCAGTGGTTAATTAACACCACTGAAAAGTGGTGTAGAGATCGTGCTATTTACTTGGCACTTATAGAATCAATTCACATTACTGATGGCAAGGATGAAAAAAAGAGTCGTGATAGCATTCCTTCCATTCTCTCTGATGCTCTTGCTGTAAGTTTTGATAATCATGTCGGTCATGATTATCTTGAAGATTACGAACAAAGATACGAATCATATCACAAAAAGGAGGATAAAATTGAATTTGATCTTGAATACTTTAACAAAATCACGAAAGGTGGTCTCCCTAACAAAACTCTTAACATCGCTCTTGCTGGTACGGGCGTCGGGAAATCTCTATTCATGTGCCATGTGGCTAGCTCCGTCTTGCTCCAAGGACGGAACGTT